GGTTTCCGATATTCTCCCTGATGTTTTCCGCTTCCGCAAGGAACTTTTCGACTCCCTGCTGAACAATTTCCGTTTCCAGTTCGTTTTCGGCTGCCAGGATCTTCGAGAGGGCTTCTCTCCGATCCCGGCTCAATGTAAAATTTAGGATTGCCTGCGGAACTGCATCGGCCAAATTTTCAAGAGTTTCGCCGTCAATAGCTGACGAAAACCACCGAAACGCTTTTTGTTCCCGGTTTTCGTTCTTCCGTTCCGGATTGGAGGCATACCAGATCTCATTTTCGCGATCAAAATTCTCCTGGTCGAAAAGACGCATAATATCATCGTACGCCATATAAAATGCCGCCGCAACTAATGTTTTAATATGCTTCAACGGGCTGAAATCTCCTTTTTCGACAATTTCAAATACATTGAGGCCTTTGCCGTTGGGATCTTTTACAAAAGCCTCTAAACGTTCGGCGATTTCATACGTAATCAAAATATTCCATTTTTGGCCGTTTTTGTCTGCGAAAGATACCATTTTCCCGCTTCCTTTTCTTTTCTGTGTGGTGAATGGAGTGTCCAAATTTGGACACTCCGAAAAATTTTATGTCAAACGATTTCCATTTCTTCGCCGTTTTTCTGCCATTTGACGGCTCCGGCTCCGGCGTACGGCTTGGCCGTGCATGAAATGACCTGCGCCGCTTCACCGGAGCCCTCATATTCACTTGCGAAAATCAGAAAATCTCCGACCGGTCCTTCGCCTCCGTCATAGTCTTCAAGAAGGATCCGGATCGGCTTCCGGCTTCGTGCCGAGTCGAGCACAAGCTGGACGTCGGCGGCGTAAGTTCGTTTGCCGTCTGTGCCTTCTGCGTACTCTTTCGAAATCGAAAAGTTGAGGACCCAGTCGAGCAGGCCTTTCAAGTACGCTTTCGCGCCGCGGTGTTTTTTAAGTGTGTGTTCGACTTCGCCGTAACTTCCGGGAGCGGGAAGTTTCAGTTCCTGGACATTTTCGCCCAGCGTCATCGTCGATTTATCGACGCTTCCGCTTCCTGCCTCTCCGAAATAAATTTGACCTTCAAAGGCCATGAACGTCATGGTGTTCGCCATTTCATTCTCCTTTTCTTTCTGATTTTGATGAAATTAAAAAATCTTTGCTGTTTTCGCGAATCTTGCCCCTTCTTCGCCGAAAATATCCTGAATCCTTTCGACGGCTTTCGCCTTTGCCGGCTCGAAAAAAGGTCTGGGCTGGAATGTGATCTTCTTTTTCTTTACGCCGTCCTGGACCTTGCGTAAAGAAACGCGGCGGTGGGAAAAAGTCTGCGTTTTCCCGTCCGATCGTGAGGTTTGCGTTCTTTCCGTCGAAATGGAGTATCCGAGCAGCTCCCCTTTTCCCTGATCTACCGCCGTACTGCCGCCGGTTTCGAGGTTTCGGAAAATCAAATTTCCGGAAGAAAGCGAAACGGCGTAAATTGTAAATCCAGTTTTATCCTGCGTCGGTTCGAAATAAATTCCGCTGCGTAAACTCAAACGCTTTCCGCCTCTGGGATCTTTGGAACTGCGTGTCCTGGGCGGTTCCCCCGGTTTTGAGCGTTGAGGGTACATTCGGTGCGTCTGAACGTCCCGGGCCGGAACATCTCCGCGGGTGTGCTGGACGATACGTATTTTATGTGCCCGCGCGTGCGAGCCGATCGCGCCATGCTTTTTTTTGAGGGCGCGGATCTCTTTCCGGATCCCTTTTTCTTCCGCTTTTTCTGCGTCTGAAAAAGTATCTCTCCCGTACTGTGCGAGCTTTTTATCGAGGACTTTTTCGCGCTTTTTGATTTCGCGTAAAATTTTTCTTTGCGCCGCTTCCGGGTCCCTGCTGATCCGAATATTTTCCGCTTCCTTGAGCGAAAATTTACCGGTTCCCTTTGTGTAATAAACGCCCGGCTGTTGATTCTTTTCCGCATACGTTCCTGGCGGATTTGAGCCTTTGACGCGGGTCTGGACCTTTTCTTTCTGAAAACTTCCGGAACCGGTTGCTCTGTACGCGCCGCGCAAAAAGTCTTCGATCGGGCAAATTTTTCGACCGTCCCGATCGAAAAGGTAAAGCTCCTGACCTTTGCGCTCTTTTTTCGGTATCTTTCCGAAAGAATTTTGGATCGTGCGGTACGTATACATCATGACGCCGCGCATCTCTTTTCGGACGCCCTGCATCATCTCCCGCTTTTTCTTTTCGATCGCCTTTTTGAAGGCTTTGATCGACTCTTTAGACCTGCCGCGCCCTGGTCCCATTTACTGAAACCTCCATTAAAAAGTAGCTGTAAAAGGCATTTTCTGTTTCCAGCTTTTCCCGGTCATAAAGCGGCCGGGAAGTGGTATTTTCGACGATCTGGAACTGGATCGGGAACTTCCCGTTTCGGAACCGCAGGCGGTCCCGAATATCCTGAAGGAACTTCATGTTCTGATTCATTTCTTCCGTCGGATCTTCGATATTTTCGAGCCGCCGGACGATCGAGACGGTGAGCGTGACGACCTCCGTAAACTTCGCTTTATCGTGCGCTTTATCGAAAATCGAAACGTCTTCCGGCGTGATGAAAATTGCATACCGGTCTAACGGGTAGTCCGAAAGCGCGTTCCTGGGCGCGTAGGAAATCCTGGTTTCCTGAAGACCTTCCGAAACATTTTCGAGAAACCATTCCTGAACGGCTTCGGTGGCCTGCTGAACTCTGGAAACATTTTGAGTTTCATTCATTTCGATACCCCGCGATCCTTAACGCCTGAAATGAAGTGTCGGCGTATTCAAAAAAATCTTTTCCGGACGTCTGAAAAACGACGTGTTTTTTGCCTTGAAAAAGAAAATGATCTCCTTTTCCTGGCGTGAATGGAAGGTCTGCTTTTCGTACTGTGAACGAAACAACCTCTTTTTCAGTCTTGAGGATCGCGAAATAGTATTCCGCGAAACGGGCGGCGTCTTCGATCGAAACCGTAACGGCGTAAGTTTTTCCGCCGTGAATATACTCAATTTTTGTTCCGTCAAGTTCCATTACTTTTTCCCACAATTTCCCGATTTTTTGGTCGAGAATATTCATCTTCCCCCCCCTATTTCTGTGTGAGGCCTTCGATCTCAAAAATCGAGACCGCCCCCTGCTGATCGATAAACTGGTACTGAATGACATAAATCTGCGAATATTCGGGGAAAGGAGGATTCCCGATCCGCGGATTGATCGTGTGCGTGAAATTGACGCTTTTTCCCGTGTGTGCGTCGGTGATCGGCGGGTCAAGAATGGAATCGACTGAAACCGAAATCTCCGTAAAACCGGGAACTGCTGTCCGTGTTTCGTAGTCCCGCCGAAAAATGGTATACTGAATGACTGCAACGTCTTCCGGTGTGATCGGGACGTCATCGCAATCTGTAATGTATAGTCGGGTCTGAAAACTGCCTCCGACTTTCAAATTTTTGTAATCACTCATCTTTTACGCCGTTTCGCTGGAAATATCTGTGAACTTGAACTTTCCGGTCTCCTTTTCTTCTTCTGTCCCGCTGGAAACGTCAAAAAAAACAAGCGTCCCGGAAAGTTCGCCGTACTCCGGACCGTCGATAAAATCGTAATGGAACGGGGCTTTTACGTTACGCAAAATGATTTTTTCAAAAAACCATTTTCGGGCTGAAGCGAAAAAAGTTTTTGCCATTTATCCCCCCATGACGCCCACGATCTCTCCGTCGGCGTCCCGCGTAAGTGTGAATGTACCGAGCGTCGAACCGCTGGCGGTGTACGCCGTGAGGACGTTTCCGCTGACGCTCCATCGCGCTATAAGCGCGAAAATGGCTTCGAGCTTGTCGGTGACTTCCGAAAGGTCGACTTCTGTTGACGGTGACTCCGTAAGCGTTCGCGTGCCGTGCTGCCATACTGCCATTGAAACATCGGCGGCGGTCGGAACTTCGATTCCGTCTGCGCTGACCGTGATCTGGACGTCTTCCGGCTTCGCCAGAGTGTCCATTTTGGACAGTACTTCGGAAAGGTCGACTTCCTGCGTCGTGACCTGGACGGTCTGCGTCGTGGTCGTGAGCTGAACGTCGGACTTTTTCGCGAGGGTATCCATCTTGGACAAAATCGCCGTCAACTGACTTTCGATCCCCGAAATTCGATCCGACGTCCAAACGCAATTTCCGCCCGCAGTTCCTGAATCCCCGCCGGAATCGTCCCCCGAATCGCCCCCTGAATTGGTACTCTGGAAAGAGTAATCGAGGGCAGAAAGTTCGGAATACGTTAAATTTTGAAGGTCTCCGTATGTCATGTTTGCCATAGTTTATCCCTCCGAAAAATAGGGATCTTCGGAAACTTTAACTTTTCCGTCAAGTGCCCGATATTTGAAGCCCATAAGCCATTTTTCCGGCTCTTCCCGCTTCGTGAGGCTGGAAAGTCCCGCTCTTTGTCCGCATAGCGTAACTAGGGGCGCGTAGACCTTGAAAGACGGATCGAGAAAAAGGAGTCCGAGCTGGTGATCCGGGATATGCACACAACCCCACGGCTCCTTTTTGAGCTGGGCCGCACATTTTGCCGCGCCTACGGGCGTAACGTAAATCGCGTGCGTTGCGAACGTGTACCGCGGCCGGATTACAGTTTTGCTGATCTGTACCGGTGGGTACAAATTTTGCTGAAGGTGTCCCGGACCGAAATTGATATACTCCCAATCTGCCGGAACTTCTGCCATAAAGTTTTCAAACTTTTCGACGAAATCCGGCCGGAACAGACAATCATCTTCAAAAATCAAAAACGGTTCCGTTCCTGCGGCACATTCATCAAACATTTCGATAAAATTGACCGCGTTCGCGTAATATGCTGCCGGATATTTGAACCATTCCGGAACAGCGACCTCTTCCGGGGTTTTAGCCCTCCGGCGTGTAAAAGCCGGGAAACCCGCCGGATAATCTGCCGTGAAACTTTCGAGACGTTCGGCCGCTACGGCGGTATTCAAAACGTAAACTTTCACCGTTTTCCTCCTTTGCTCTGTTATCAATAACTGCCCGAATCGTAGCTGGAATCGTAGTAATTGGCCCCGGCTCCGACGATCGTTCCGCGGATCCCAACCTGGACCGGGTCGGAATTGCTATTGTAGACGTACAGGTCCGTTCCGCTGAAATAAAACGAAATTCCGCTGGAGCCGCTGGTTTCGGCTACAATCGTTCCGTAACTTGAAGGAAAGACCTTAAGCGTCGTGCTTTCGATCGTACCTGCGGACGGATTGAGAATATCAAGATGAAAGATTCCCATTCCTCCGGATGGTATCTGCGCGATACGGTTGACGTCCCAGTTTTCGTAAGTACAGTTAGCCGGAACAGAAAGGCTTTTGAAGATTGAAATACCTCCAATTTGAAGGTATGCAGTGTCATTGTTTACCGCAAGACATCCATTTTGCGAGTTTGTACAATACTGCCCAATCACTGCGGAATGAGATCCGGAGTTATGGTTGTAATACCCGGCAAGGATCGCTGAACAATCTCCATTATTCGTGTTACTGTCTCCTCCGACAATCACTGCGGAATTTCCGCCGCCGCCGACCTGGTTATAAGACCCGCCGACCGTAATTGAATACGAACCACCGGCCGCATTCCCCGAGCCGCCGACATTAACGCCGGAATCGCTGTTATGGACAATATCCGCAATGGCCTTGAAATTCGAGACAATATCGCCGCCGACAGTACTTCCGTCCGAAATAATATCTGTCCCTGAATTTGGAACCGTGACGGTGTTATTGTAGAGATACTTGCTCATTCTGTTTCCTTTCTCTGTTTCTGGATCCTGAGATTTTTGAGTCTTTCTTCCAGCTCCCCGACTTCTCCGATACCGTGAGCGATGGAGACGGTAAGGTAAAGTTCTTCCAATTCCTTGACGGCGTTTTTGGTCTCTCTGGTCAATTCTTTCAGGCTTTCGTTCATCTTCGTCATCATGAACCAGACCACGAACCCCACGATCGCCGTGCTTCCAACGCCTTCAAGGATGGAAGGTGTGCCAAGTTCCGCGTTTCCAATAAGGAAAACGGTTCCCAGCGATAAACTCCAGATAAAATTGTCGTACATTTTGGGGTTCTCTACTTCCACGGGTTGAGTGTCGGATCGATATTCCGGCTGAAATCGGCTTCGGAATAAACGACGGCGCAAAGGTCGAAAAACTGTCCCTGGATGAACTTTCGGAGAGTTTCCATCGTCATCCATCCTCCGAAAGCCGGGGAACCGTCTTCTGCCGGATAGATCTCTCCGTGGGAGTTGATCCAGAAAATGTACTCCGTTCCTCCGACGTTCTGAAAGCCTCCGAAAGCGGTCGCGTGCGCCCACCGCTGACTGGAGACCTCGACTGTTTCCACGCCGTTTGCGTCGCGGATCCTTCCATCTTTTACCGCGGTACAGTTTCCGACGATCGCCGAATATCCTTTTCTGCAAAGTGTGAAAAGGATCTCCGGAATGTCTTCTTTCGGTCCGTCGTAAAGGGAGATCCCGATCTGATGTCTCGCGGCGTTCTCAAGTTCCTTTTCTTCAAGTTCCCGAAAGGACTGCGTGTCGGAATAGTGTCCAAGGTCCAGCGCAAGGCAGTTCCCGATCTTTCGTCCGGCATCCGCGATCGCGCTGATAGTCTGCCCGCCGCGTGTGCTTCCATTTTTGGACGCCTGCCAGGTCCCCATCGGATTGAACTTCTGGGGGACCTGCTCTGAAAATTCGTTTTTGATTTGAAGGAGCGTTCGGATCAAACTCGCGTTCGCCATCGCGAAACCCGCGCAATTCGGGCGGCTTCCCTGCGACGGCGTAAAGAATTTGGAGGCGTTGACGCCCTCCCACCATTTCAGGTTTTCCGGATCCGGAAGCTGCTGGATGTAGTGGTAAAATTGGCTCCACTCCATCACGGGGGGGATCTTCCCAACATCATCAAAACCTTTCGCTTCGGCAAGCACTTTCTCCCGATCCGAAACGGTTCCGGTTTTCAGAGCTTCCTCTGCCTGGACCAGATCCGGAATGTATCCGTCTTCAAAAATCATAAATCCCTCCATTTCCCTATTTAGTAGATGTATCGAACCGGCGGGCAAGTACCGGTCGGACAGGTCGTTTTTGTCTTTGGAGCCTGGGAAGTTTCCAGTCCCAAACCGTTAAAATCGATGGAGACGAACGTTTCATCCGCTCCCTTCCACGGTTCCCCCATTTCTGCCAAAAAACCTTCAAAAGACTTTTTGATCGTCGAAACGTTGGTCCAGTCGGTCCGCTCCGTCCAATCATCGAGCTTTGCCGTGACTGCCGGCGTTTCTGTCAAGATCTTCATCTTCACCGCGCTTTTAAAACTCGCCCGAACGCCCGCGGCGGTTTTCAGTCCCGATCTTTCAATATGAAAACAGACGGACTGAAGCGCGTGGATCAGCCCCTCTTTTTCACTTTGAGTCAGCTCCGGCCCGGGATCCGGTTCCGGCTTTGGAACGGGTTCCGGATCCGGTTCCGGCTCTGGTTTTGGAAGCGGCCGGACTTCAAAAACCTTCTGACATAAAGCGGGTTTTCCATCTTCGACCGCGAAAAAAACCAGCGTATATTTCCCCGGAATGTTCGTCGCGATGTAGAAATGCTTTTTGTCGGAATCCTTGATCAGGTCGGTATGTTCCGCGGGAAAGAGGATCGCGTCGCCTTCCGCATCCGCCGTAAAAGTGAGTATCCTCCCGGCCGTGACTGACTCCGGCCCCTTCAGTTCCGCGCCCCAAAGAGGGGAAACGGACGCGAAAAGAAGGAGCACGGCGTCAAGAAACGTTTGTTTACTTTTCATTTTTTTTCTCCGCGAAATAGGCGGCAAGGATCGGGATCACGCAGCCCGCAAACCACGCCGCGGTCTCCAGATACTCTGACTTTCCATCGGAAAGGACGGTCTTCATCTGAATTTCATCCTGTTCGCTTTTGCATCGATTCGGAATCAGAAGATCCTGGATCCAGGCTGCGATCGTGTCAGCTTTATCATAGGACGTCACGATCCCGTCGAGAAAAGCAAGGATCACATCATCGACGCGCGTTTTAGAACCTCCGGCAAGTTCCCGAAGTTTCGCGGTCAGCAAACGCAGAATGGTTTGGACATTCTCCGGACTGACCGCTTTTTCCGCAAACGCGCTCAGGATCGCCTGCAAAGCAGATTTCACCAGTGCGTTCATTTACTCTCCTCCATTACTCCGCGATCTCGCCGGAATTGACCAACATGATTTCGCACGTTTTCGCCGTTGCTTCGGCATCTTTGAGCGCAAACCCACAGTGAATATATCCAGCGGCTTTCGTACCGTAAACTTTTTTATCCGCGGGGTTGAGATAGACTTTCTGACCGGCAACCAGGGCGTTTCCGGTCGCGTGCTTTTCGACATTTTTAAAACAGCCGCGGGTTTGAAGACCGGAAATTCTTCCGGTGCGCACTTTTCGGGACGTGATCCCGACAATATCTTCAAAAATCACCCATTCCCCGGCGTCATGATCCTCTTTCGGAATGAAATCAATGATCGAGTCGTCTTTCTGAAAAATCGCTTTCATGGTATTTCCTTTCATTCTAAAATCATGTGAATATTTGGGGAAAATTGTCTCTTTCCCCGTTTCATTCAGTCTTCAAAGATCAACTTCCGGTCCCGTCCGAATAAACTGCCGCGCGGCGGTCGAGGATCCCGAAACCGTATTCGAAATAAGTTTGCCAACTTCGACCGATAATTCCAGGTTCGGTTGGGACCGATGAAATGTGCGGTTCTTCCGCGCCGATAAGACGGGCTTCCGCCAAAATCGCAGCTTCCGCAGGATCTGCGAGCAGGAACCACCCGGTATCCTTTCCGCCGTACCGCTGCGTAAGATACGCCGTGGAAAGCGGAACGTACTGAAGGTGACGGTGACGCAGCGAAATCGTCTGACCAGCTTCCGAATCGACAAGATTCATTGAATTAAAAAGGTCTGCGGCCGTTCCTGCCATCGTCTCCGGGACGAGCAGATACTTTCCTTCGAACTCCGTGCAATCTGGATCATCCGGATCGGATCCCTGCGTCTCCATCTGCGCGAGTGCCGCGCTTGCGAGGTTGAGACCGTCGACCGACAGTTTGGCCGTAAGTTGATTTCCAATCGCCGTACTGAACATCGTCGTATCAGTGACAGCTTCAAGAAGCTTTTTGATACCGCGCTTATGGCGTCCGCGCCCCTGCTTGACGCCGAACTTTGCGACGATCTCCATGAAACCCTCCGTGACGTTGTTGACCAAATCGTCGCGCGTGAACGTGATGATCTGGCCTTTGCGGGTGATCGGAACATCACGATCTTCACCGACGATCGCCGCGTGGGGGAGCCTTCCTTCCGCGGATACTTCGGCGGGGAGGCCGTAAACGTCATAGCTGGAAACCTTTGCGTCGTGAAAATTTTTCACACGGACGCGTTTCGCGATCTTGTCAATGATCGGATTGACGCGCCGGGAGCTTTCGTAATAGATAATGTTCAAAATATTTTCGAGAAGTCCGATCGGTGCGATCGTCGAAAACGATGCTTTTGCCTGATCGAGACCGAAAAACATAGCCACGAAATCATCTTCCGTGCCGTGATAAATTCGGCCGGTTTTCTGACGTGCCATTTCGCGGGCGAGTTCCTGGACCGACAGACCGTCATAGTGCCGGGAAAGAGCCTCCGACATGACCGCGTCGGAGCATTTGAGCGAGGCCTTGACCTGGTCGTCCGTTAAAATTCCGGCGTTACGCAGTGCGGCCGCTTTGAATACGTCTTCGGCCTTCGGTGCTCCCGAACGTGCGAAAGACGCCTTGACCTGGCCCGCTTTCATCTTTTTTGCGCGAGGATTGAGTCCCGCTTTCGCTTTCATTCCGGCTCTGGCTCTGGCTTTTGCTTTCGCTTTTGCCCGGCTTTTCGCGGCGGAAATTGTCGAGGGCTTTGCCTCTTCTTCTGGATCGGTTTCCTCTTCCGTTTCGCCGTCTGCTTCCGCGTCGGTTTCGCCGTCTGCTTCTCCGTCTGCTTCCGCGTCGGTTTCTCCGTCTGCTTCTCCGTCCGCTTCGCCGTCTGCTTCGCCGTCTGCTTCCGCGTCGGTTTCGCCGTCCGTTTCCGCGTTCTGGACCGCCTGCATCTGCTTAAGATGCTCCGCGAACGCGTGCTCCCAAATCACGACCGCCTCTTCAGAGACTTCATCCGGATCAAATCCAGCTGAAGTAATAAAGGCTTTCAGTTCTTTTGACATTTCGTTTTTCCCTTTCGTTTTCAGTGAAAACCTTGCGTGAATTGCGACCTGGTTAAAGGCGTCGCCTCCCTTTTTAACAAAACTTCCTTCGTCGATCGTCCATTTTTTAAGGATTCGGACGGGGCCGAAAAAAGTTCTGCCGTTGACGCTGACCGACGATTTCGCCGGGACGTAAACTGTATCTTTGAAGCGGTTAAAGTGGTTCGTGGCAATCGAACATTCCCACACTTGCCCGCTTTTTTGGCTTTGAAGGATCCGGAGCGCGTCGGCGTTTTCTGTAAATTCACCTTCCGCGCGGATCTGCTTTTTTCCGTCAATTTCAACGATTTTTGGTCTCATCCATCCAACGATTCGCTGATCGTCATGATCGAAACAGACTTTAACTTTTTCGGGAAATTCGGACATATCGGCAATATCCAAAACTAACCCTGTATCGAAATTCGAGAGGTACAAAACCCCGCCGGAATATAACGGCTGGAAGGTGAACTTTTTCCCGGCGACGCTAAGGCGTGCCTGGACCTTGACCGTCTGCGTTTTCTGCTTGTTTTTCTGTCGCCGGTTCAAAAGTATCCTCCTTTCTTTCTGATTCTACCTGCTCCCAATCATACCCAAGTTCCTGGACGGCCATTTTTCGCGACATGAAACCGCATTCGACCGCGGTTTGTAGTGAGCTGATGAAGTCGCTCCGATCGTATGCCGGGATCGGCTCCCAACTCCAGGAACGCGGAACTCTTTTCGCCTTCCGAAACCGCTGAAAAATGGCTTCCGCGGTCTCATCAACGCACGCAAAACATTCAAACCAGCGATTAAATACCCGATTCAAAATCATTTTTTCGATCCGATACCGCAAATACTGAATATTCTTCCAGTAAACCAGCATTTCGCCCCGGAAACTGGAATAATTGTGTTTTTCAAAATTGTTTGTCAACATCGCCTTCGTCAACTGCATCCCGGCCGCCTGCTTTTCGCGTTTTGACTCGATGAACGGACCGTAATTTCCGGTCGGCCATGCCGCGTTACCCTGTTTGTAGCTGACGCCCGGTTTGAGCTGTTTAATTTGGTTGGGTTCCCATACCGTCATCGACTTATCGAGTGGAACGTGTCGATCGGGATTCGTCCCCGGCTGACATTCCAGAACGCCGCCGGAATTTCGCGCGGCCGCGTTCGCCGCGCCCAGGTGATATTTTTCATAAATATCAGTTTCGGCGATGTCGAGAAGTACCGGCTGCATCCATGGGATTCCACGGTGCTGATCCGGAAGACGCGGAATCATAAAGTGAATCATATCTTCCGCTGGGATCGGCTCTCCGACCCAGTGCCAATCCAGATCGGGATTAAACGTTTTCGGGACGACATAGTAAGTTTTTGGGTGAAGGCCGGAAAATTCAATACCTGAAACAATATTCTCATTCCACGCCGTCTCCGTCGGAAAACGGACGCGCTTTGCTTCGACCTGCTGGATGTTGAAACAGACGTCATCGACCGCTGGATCGAAGACCATTTGAAAAAAAATTTCACCGTCGTACTGAAGCGTTTCGACCGCAAGCCGCAAGTGCTCCGCAAGGTCGATTTCTTCCGAAAAGCGATACCATTCCGACTCAAGATACCCGCGTTCTTCCACTGTGAGTTCCGGTTCGTACGGGTTGACGCTCGACGTTCCGGGAACGTTTTCGGGAATCATCGAGAGCTGCGGACCTTTCGTACCGACCGTGTGTATCCCCATCGTGAACGCGCCGTGATTCGAGGTCCCTTCGTTGAGGAAAACTTTACGTGCGTTCGCGCGAATTTCGGACCGCGTTCCTTCCGGAATAAGCGCGTCGGCGTATTCGTCGGTGGCGTCTGCAAAATACAATTTCAGACGTTCCGGAACCAATTCGCTTTCAAACATCGCCGCCGTCACTTTGTCGGCTTCCTGCGGCTGGAAAGACGCAAACCACTTCCGGCTTTTTGGTTTGAAAAATTTTTGGACGTTGGATATAATTCCCATAATTACCATTTCGTTGAATAGGGGACATTCTGAACGGTTTCCATGATCGGACCATGATTTCTCATTCTTTCCCGATCTTCCGCGTCCTGGAGGTCTTTGAGTGAGATAAACGAAACACTTTTTCCCGCGCTTGACATTCCCGTTACGCCGGAACTTAAAATTTCCGCTTTCGCTTTTTGAATCTGTTCCTGGATCTGATCTTCCGTCATGATTTTTCCTCCTTTTTTTGAGAATATACCTTCTTTTCGTAAGAAATCAATACTTTATGGAACGTGTATTTCTTGTATGAACTTTGAGACAAGAAATTTTGTCGAAAGTTTTCAAAAATTTTGACTTTTTTTGACGAAAAATGGAAGTTCTGGACAGAAGAGCGGCGAATGGAATTCAATGTTTTGAGACCTGATGAAATAAAGCCCCGCGGTCCCTACTTGTAACCAGCGTGGAACGTAAGCCTTCGAGAGCCGCAGAGCTTTTATGATCGCAGAAGAAACTTCATAAAATGCAAGTGTCCAAATTTGGACACTTTTTAATTAAAACATGGTGAGCTGCGCCCGGTTTTGAGCGATCTGTTCACGCAGTCCGCGCAATATCTGCATCGCTTCGTCGGACGGCGTGCCGGATTCGTACGCGAGGATCATATCGCTTCGGTAGACCTTTTCAAGCTCCGTCTGCGGCGTTTCGCGTTCGAGCATTGAAAGGTGGGTTCCAATGCCGGAAAGCCATTTGAGCCGGTCTTTGGCGGTCCCTGCTTCCTGGAGACACTTTTCGAGCGTGAGGATCGCCTGAACTCTGGAAAGGAGCCGGGAATCCCCTGCGGCGCGGGCGGCGTGGTAGGCGACCTGTCCGATCTCAAACGCAGTCGCAGCAATATATTTTTTCATTTTGATTCCTCCTTTTCCTGTTGAAGTTAAAAAACTTTTTTGTCGGTATCCGGTTTGGGAAGGATCGGCCGATCGCGGGTCTCCGAGGTGGTGAAGCTGGACCCGCATTTCGGACAGACGACGAGTCTTTTCCGGATCGGTCCCTTAAACCATGTGTAGGGGACGCGCATTCGGGATCCGCAAGTTTCGCATATATAAAGGCCGGTTTTCATCGTGTTGAGGAAAGTAAAGCTGGTAAAGCGGCCAACAGCCGCGGGGTCGTGCCTGTGCGCGGAAGCGCAGTCCAATTAATCCCAGTCGTCCCAGTCTGCCGTAAAAATGATCTGTGAGGATCTTTCTATCGGCGTCCCGCTTGCCATGGTCCCGCCGAGGACTGCGTTCGCAACGGCTGCCATGATCGTACAGTCCCAGAGGTGGTTATCACGGCCGGGAATGAGCGTCCAAAAATCGATCGTGCCTTTCGGACCGGTGAGCGACTCCGACTTTTCGGCCAAAACCTGCTGGATGTAGTCGTAGTGAGTCACTTCATCGCCTTCAAAAAGCGTGAGGGAGGACGTTCCGCTGACCGGCGATCGAAAGTACGTGCGGACGTTTGATTTCCAGAGGTTCGTATCGTAGCGCGTTTGGCGTACCAGATTGGACGGTTGAAGCGGGGGACGCTGCCATCCTTCCCCGCGTTCCTCTCCAGGCTTGAGGTTCGACCCGAAAAAGTTCTGGACCGCTCCCTTCCCCCAACCAAAAACCGGTTCAAAAACTGTCTCCGGAAGAGAATCGTACTCGCCGGTCGCTACCAGACCGCATAACCACTGGATCTTCGCGGATTCGGAAGCGTCCGGCGGCGGGGCACTTCCAGAAAATTTAGACTGTTCCTGGATCTGCATTTGGAAACACGCGCGGCGGACTTGCGGGGTGAACAGGCCGCGGTTCGCGTCGATGAGGCACTTCGTGATCCGCTTCGTGCCTCCGTTTTCGCAAGGATACTCCTTTTCGTAAAGTAGCGGGCATAGCGTGAGCAGGGCGAGAAAGAAAGCGTCTTTTTCGCTGACGTTTGGGAAAAGGTCCTGGATTGTCTTTTGTCCGGAAGGGAAACGGCCGTAGTCCATGATGTGACCGCGAAAACCGTCCCCCCACGCGACGGTGGTCCAATACAAACAATCCTGCTGAATGTCGATCCCGCAAGTGACCCTGTCGCAGTCCGCCGGGACGGTGTATCGGGGGAGCGGGACGATCTTCCGCAAAAGCTCTTCTTCCTTCAGGTTTGCATTATCGACGGAAAGCATTTGCGGGGTGTTCTGGTATTCCGCGAAAAAGGTCTCCCGGTTCGCGAAATAGTGATTCATGGCGTGCTGGATCGCGGAAAGTTCCGTCGATGTGAAGCGCGTCGGCCATTCCGCCTCCGCGCCGTCGTTCATTTCGTCCCAGTGCTTTTTGTAGAAATCGTTCGCCGGGCGGATCTGGTCTTCGGTCGTAATGTGACGCTTGATCCCGATCTCCAGCAACTTATGATATTCTGCCCAAAGTTCCATGTTTTTGGGGAAGGAACGCAGCATCGAAAACCGCTGACCGCCCCATGCTTCGAGGATCTTTTCCGAAAGGTCGTCCGGCTTCTGAACTGTGATCGTCGCAATCATGGCGAGGTTTGTATGGGGGCCGGAAAGCCCGCGGATCGCGCCGGAAAGCAAGTTCCAGCGTTTATCCGTCTGCGTCCTGGAGTTCGCGCTTCGGTCGGTTTGCGGATCGTCCGCAAGGACGGCGGTTGGCCGTTCCTTCCCGATCTTCATTCCGCGGATACTTCCTTCGAGACCGGACGTCGTTATCAGTGCCCCGGAAGACGGTGCGCCGGGAACTGTCGGAAAGCGCGTGATCTGCGAGTTTATCTTGATGTCCGTCGGCCGGCCGTCGAGACGCTGACCCGGTGCGCGGCCGGGAGAGTTTTCCAACGCGAGGATCGGGTAACAGAGCGCGGGAAAGCAGTCCTGGAAGTATTCATTCTGCATCACGATCCGCATGATGTTCGACTGGATCTGTTCCGCGAGCCGGCTTTTCGCGGCGATGATGAGCACGAAATGCTGGTGTCCGTAA